CACTGCATCGCGTGCTACTGTTGCAGCATCGATGTTTGTTGTGTTTTCTGTTGTCATTTTGACTTCCTTATTTTTAGTTTTTAAATTTGTGATTTTGGTAATATTGTCACCATCAGCAGATCTAGCAATACCGATTGAATTGTCCGCAGGCACACTCACCACGCTCACCTCAAATGGTTGCCAACGAGTGGCAACATACGTTTCCACTTCATCCTCTGATCGTGACTCATCTAATTCCATTTCGTTGATACGGTATCCAACAGAAATGTTTTGACGAATACCATCCATCACATCTGTAAATATTTCTTGAGCGCGCACTGACTTAGAAAAACGCACAATCGCTTGTCCGCGTTTTCCATCCACCGTTGCACTTTCCACTCGGCCTATTTGATCGCTCGTGTCATGATCCATTAGAAGCGGTGCGCCATCATTCAAACGCCCCAAGTCAACCGATTTGGGCGAGTGATCTAACACTTCCATCCCAAACCATCGTTCAACTGGTGCATCGCTTGAAAACGACAAACCCACCGTGCGTGCTTCTTCATCAATCGCCGTGCGATCTAAATTAAAATATCGGGTTAAATTACCCGTTTTGATTTGTTTCATTGCTTATTACCTCATTATTAATGCTTAAATTAAGGCCTTTTTCTTTGGCCAATTGTTGCTCATAAGCAAGCTGGTCATATACATCCTCTATATCACCGCCTTGCTCTGCCACCACTTCACTGGCGGTTTTAATGCCAGCATTAATCGCCTCAGTTGAGGCCTTAATATCTTTAAGTGGATCAACCCATGTCCAGGCTTTTGGTTGCCATCTGATCTCGGATAATTTATCAAAATCAGTCATCGATAAACCCATCGATCCATTCAGCAATTGCATACTCAACCATTGCTCATAAATGCGATCCATAAAATGCTGAATCATCCAATTTTGTTTCACTCGCCACTGATCGCGTTCTTCAATCGTGCCAGATCTAATAGATGAAAATGACACACCCTCAAGATCACTCGCCAACGAGTTGTATGCCACACCCAAACCACTTGAAATACCCCGCAAAATCGCCTTATTAAATGACTCAAATGCGCTTGTTGGATGGGTAGGATCAAAAGTGGTAAAGCCAGTGCCAGACGGTAGTTGGGCAAATTGCCCCGGCTCGGCCGCATCGATCAAATAACCTTGATCATCTTCTTCAGAAATAAACGAATCACCGGCCTCTGAGGTATAAAAACCCATCTTGCTTGCGCCAATTCTTGCTGCTACTAACTCCGCTTCTTCATACGCGCCGAGCATATTAAGCCGTGACATAGCACTAGCCATCCACGTTGCACCACGGATTTGCTCTGGGCGTTCACCCATAAAGGCGTGGATGATATTATCCGCATCAATGCGCTCATATCTTGCACCGGCCGCTGCTGCGCTTTCAAGATTAGTTAGTAAGTGATACGCCACTGCACGGCCGGTAGCATCAAACTCAATACCCATTCTGATCACCGCACCATTGCCAAGATTTTTATTAAGATTTTCATCAAGGCGATTAGTGTCTAAAAATTGCAATTTAAAACCAAACTGTGAATCATCTCGCACCATACGCACTAACACCTCGCCATCACGTGCAGCGGTTTCAATGAATAAACGCTGCATCTCAACAAATGACAAACGACCATCCCATGCACAATTTTTAGCTTTTGACCATTTCGCCCAGGCTTGCTCAACAATGCGGTTGGATTTTTGGTCGAGTTTGCCTCGGCTTGTCTTTGATTTAACTTGTAAAACAATGCCCTTTGCGCCAACAACATTTGAAACACACATTTGCAAATACTTTCGCGCATAATCATTGTTAATACTCAAATCACGTGCGCGAGTGCGCAATACTTTGCCGCCTGCTTGTAAATCTTTGTTAATGTTTTGCGAGGTGGTTGCCCATGATGAAGTTAAGCGATCAATCTTTGCACCGGCATACGAACGCTTGGCAACGGCTTTTTTATGTTTTCTAAAAATGGATAAAAAATTCATATTTTAAAACCTTGTTTTAATTATGCCACCATGACCAAGGCCATTGCGAATACGCTCTGCACGAGTTTCACGCACATATTCAGCGCGGTATTTATCTCTAAGTAAAATCAAATCAGCAATTGGCGTGCGCCATAATTCACGACCTTGGATTGCATATTTTTCTTGGTCTTTGCTGGCTCTGCCCTCAATGGTGGCCTCGATTGCATCTAATACTTTTTTAACGTGGCCTCTTGGATCGGTAGTTGTAGCATCACGATTAGCTTTAACTTCCCAAGTGCCACTGTCAACCGTGATACGCTCTGAGTCTGCCGTGCGAATGATATACGCTTGCCAATGATAAACACCGGCGGTATAAACTGCCGTTGTTGACTGGCCAACTTCCACGATGTAATCAGATCCGCTTTCACTGGCGGTGATCTCAATCTCAGTTGTACCGGCGTTTTCTAAACGCGCTGAATACTTTAATGAATAACTGGCAATCGGATAGTCACTATCCAAGTCGCTGCGCTTCCAAGCAATGCGATCACCGGCGATAATCTCGCCCGGCTCAGTTGTTGGGTAATTTGTAGAGTCAAATAAATTGGCCATAAATCCCTATATCTAGTGTTTTTTTAGTGTGCAATACACTACATCTAGTGTTTAGCCTAGTAACTTTTTTTGATTTGTCAACCCCAATTTAGATTTATTTTACCAACGCGCAGCAAAACCACCGCCAGGCTTAGATCTAGGCGGTAAAACGCGTGCTGCTTGCGGTTGTTTTTGTAGTTTTTCAACTTCTTTTTCAACTTCTTTTGACTCAGTTTTGACTTTTGAGAGTGCAGAATCAAATAAATCAGCGGTGATTGGTTGCACTTGATCCTCTAATCGTTGCCAATCTCTCTGACTCCATTTGTTCATACCGAGATGATAAGCCGCCGCCAAAGAATACACCGAGCAATCGAGTACCTCGTTGCGCTTATGTGAGGGTTTTACCCATTCTGTGCGTGGATGGCCTTTGTGATAGCGCGTGACTAATTTTTCCGCGGTGAGTTGTGCGTAAAATTCATCGTCTAATTCGGTAGAAAAATGCACCGATCCCGCGCCCTCATCCACACCAAAACGACCATACCAAACACTCTTTGCCGTGTCTGATCCCACCGGCCACAACTGCACACCACCACGAATGGTTTTACCTTTGATGCTAATATCTTGATTGGTTGGTCTGCCTACCACTGGGCGGTTGCGAGTGGATTGGCCTTTAATCGCAATAACATGGCGATGCTTTCTTAGGCGGCAAAAGTCATACACCATTTGCGTGTGATGTCCGCCGGTGTCAATCGCCACTGCTGATAGTTTGACCGCTGATCCGCTTTGATGATCCAACTCTAAATGCAACCATTCGTCCAACTCATCCCAAAGTTTTGGGCTTGCCGGATCACCAAAAAACACTTGATAATCAATCGCCCAACTTTCCTCACCCTTGCCGAACGCCCAAATCACCGCCTCGAGTCTGTTGTCTTGCACGTCCACCCCGCAAGTGGCCACCAATGCACCCATTGGCAAAGTGCGCAATGGATAATCTTCAGCGCGTTTTCTTAAATCGTTCATATCCACGCGGTTTGATTCCTCATCCCAACACTCGCCCAAAGCAGTATTGATGAATGTTTTTAAAAGGTGCGGATCTTGTTGTGCATCCAGCCATTTTTGCACTAGGTTTGCCCAACTTTCCCACGGTGAATAAAGCGATGAAATGTGATAACTTCGGCGTGTGTCGCGGTAATTGTTGTCCGGCTTAGTGGCCACCCACTTGCCATGTTGCAACATATCGAGTTTGTCACTTTCGGTAATAACTCCGGCGCAATGATCACACATATACACGGCGGTTTCTGGGCGCGGCACTTTGTTTTCGTCCTTACTCCATTTGATATTTTGCCAATGTAATTCCTGCATCACATCACAATGTGGGCAAGCCACATGATACTTGCGCTGATCACCTTTCAAAAACTCACGCTCAACTCGGCTCACATCTTTCACCGTTGGTGTTGATCCGATTAAAACCTTTCGGCGTGCAAAGGTTTTAGTCCTGTTGACCGCCAACTCAATTGGATCGCCCTCACCATCCAAATCATACGGATAGGCATCAACCTCATCAAGTAGCAAATATCGCACGGGTACAGATCTCAAATCCGCCGCCGAATTAGCACCGGCAATAAATAAAACGCCACCGTCAAATGCTTTTGAGGTGGTGGTGTTGCCGCTATCCCTTGCGCGAGGATCTGCCACCAGTCCGCGAAGCACCGGCATATCTTGAATCATAGTTGCCAAGCGTTGTTTGGAATATCGCTTTGCCAAGTTCTGAGTTGGTTGCACCATCATTGCTGGTGCTGGTGCGCGGTGGATAATATAGCCGATCATATTGGTGAGTGCTTCGGTGAATCCAAGCTGTGCGCCTTTCATAATTGTTACAAACTCACATCTGCTTGACGGACTAAACGCATCCATTATCTCGCGCAAATACGGTGTGCGATTGGTGCGCCACTTGCCAGGCTCGGCCGCATAGGTTTGCCCGAGCAGACGATATTGATCCGCCCATTCGCTCATTGGCTCTTGCGGATCGGGTTTTAATCCGGCAGCAATCGCATCAAATGCCAGGCTCTCACCACTAACATCAACCGTTGGTATCTGTTTCTGCATCATTTTTAATTTCAATCTCTACCGGCTCAACCACCAAATTGGCAAACTCGCTTTCCATGTCATGCAAGATCTGATTAATCTCACCCTCAATCATTGCGTGTATTTCGTGATGATCATCTTCACCGGCCAACGGTTGCGCCAATCTATCCGCCACGGTTTGCAACGAATTACGCACGCCACGTGCAGCGGTAAATATCGCACGTCTGGTTTCATCCGCTCGAAGCAAATCACCACGCAACTCTGCATCGTTCATCTCAGCAATATTTGCTTGCGCAGTAATCAACCTTGTTTTCTCGCCATGCTGATCTGTATTGGCCACCCCACCAAACGCACGTTCACGCAAAAACTTCACATATCCCTGCACCGATTGCACCAAGTCATACTGGCCACGCCCTTGTTTGGGTATCACTCCCTCACCCACCAACTGCTGACACCTGCGCTCGGATAGCATCAGCAACTTTGAAATGGTTTCAATCGAATAAGTTTGATCAGCCACGCTCTGTCCTCTTGGTGAAATAACGTCTGATCACATACGAGCGCACCAACGATATTAAAGTAAACCAAACACCAATGGCGATGTTGTCTTGCAGGCTAATATCAATGTCATAAAATGGAAAAATCAACAACTGCGATGCCAACGCCACGCCATAACCAATCGCCACATTAGTCATGCTTTCAATCGCACTATGCCACTTGCTTTGCATCTGCAACCTCATCAAAAGTTAAACCACTCACCTCATGCACCGCTTTCTTTCCAGTATAGTCTTGCCAGCGTTTGATAATCACATCCACATAAATTGGATCAAGTTCCATAATAAAAGCATTTCGATTTGTTTGT